AATTGAGCCTGTGCCGGGATGGCGGCAGCGGTGAGGAGTAGTGCGAGGATGATTTTTTTCATGGTTGTGGATTGTTAGAGTTTGCGGACCCAGATTTTGGCGTTGGTGACGGCGTGGAAATCGTCGGGGCGGATGATGTTGGGAACGGATTCGGCGGCGGTGCCTGCCTCTAACTGATAGCAGGCGAGGGGTTCGTTGGGGCGGATGAGGAAAAGCGCGCGGGGGGTGGTGAGGTTGGTAGTTGGGATGCCGTCCAGAGCGGTGGGGCCGCCACCGGTGAGGGCGGTGATGCCGAGGCGGAGTTCGGGGACGCTGGAGCCGAGGTTGGCGGATTGGATAAATCGCGCGTCGGCCTCCAGTTTGCTCCAGGCGGTGTAGTCCGGGGTGGTCGGGGTGCCGGGATTTCCGATGCCGTCCTCGCGGATCGTGCCGATGCCGGTGCCGATGGTGATCGGGTCGGGATCCGTGGTGGCCAGCTCGACAGCCCAATAGATCGGCAGCGTGCCGTCGCTGCTCATCGTCTGATTGGTCTCGGCTCCGGTGAGCACAAAATCAAAATGCCCGGAGCCGTCCGTCCATTCGGAGAATATCAGCGCCGTGTTGAAATTCGCCACCGGCACGGTTTTGGTGATGAGCACTGTTCCGGTCGGGCCATCCTCGCGGACCACGAGCGTGGCTGAAACGGCATCCGACCAATCGGTGACGAGGTTGGCGGAGTTTGTGGGATCTCCGACAAACGCGGCGCAGCGGAACGTCACGCCATTGCCGCGCCAGAGGACCACGGGCTGGCCGGTGCGCCGGTCCACGATGCGCTCGCGAGAGGCCGCGTTGAGCGCCAGGAGAGAGAGTAGGGTTGTAATTTTCATGAGTGTTTTTTACGTGGAAAATTTCCCGCCGAGGATTTGGTAATTGAATGTGGTGGAGCATCCGGCCCATTCGCCCGCCTGGGCCGTCACGATTGCATCCTCGAGCAGCACCTCGGCAAAAATATCGCCGGAGAAACGCTGCACGCGGAATCGCACATCGCACGAGTCCGGGAGGCTCTGCGCGTGGGTGAGCCAATAGAGCGCCGCCGCGCCCTCGGAGTCGTGCTCCCGGTTGATGGCGAATGTGATCTGATGCGCTGCGTTTTGCCTGGGCCGGTATCGCATGGAGTCCGCACGAATGCGCGCGATGGCCTCCATGATGCGCGAATGCGAGATCGCTCCACCCGATACGCCCTCAGTCGGTTTGGTGCCGGTGAGGGGAATCGGGGTGCCGCTCGGGAGAGGCTGGAGAATGATCTGCATCTAGGAAAAAGCTGAAACGCTGAAATGCTGAGAGGCTGGAATCAGGATTTGACGGTGAGGGCGTAGCGCTCTTGGAGGCTGGTGGTGAATTTGCGTTCGAGCCGCATGGTCACCTCACCGGTGCGGGCCTCGTCGCCGAATTGCAGGGATTTGCTGATCGGGACGGCGAGCTGCGCGACGACCTTGGGGCCGCCGGTGCCAGTGACCTGTTCGCACGTCAGCTCCAGCCCGGCGTTGCCGACCATTTTTCCGCGAGCGACTGCGGTCACGAGGCTCGTGAATTGCGCGCTGGTGACATTCACCGGGGTGAATTTCACCTCGGCGGTCACGTCATTGATGCGCCAATCGAGGAGGCCGTCGCGCTGGGTGGAGAGCTCGGCAGTGTCAACGGATGCGGAGAGCACGATGCCTGCGTCCGTCGTTTCGATGTCGTCAAATGGCGGGGTCGTTCCCCAGCTGAGCTGGTAGCGGTCGCTGATGATCGTGAGCGGGTCGAGCGTCGGCTCCGTGTAGGTGCTGGCTGCCTCCGTGACGTAATCGGCGAGGGTGGCGAAACTGCCATTCTCTGCAATCAAACACGTCAGCTCGAAATCGCCGAATAGATCGGTATTAGGAGCAAACGTGATGTCCGGCAGGCTGGTCAAAAACGCCGCGCTGAACGTCACGGAGCGGCCATCGGCGGTTTGGATCACGGCAGGGAGGTTTGCGCCACCGAGCACGGTGCTGAGTTTTTTCCCTTTGTCGGAGGCTTTGTAGGGATGCAGCTTTTGCAACAGCGTGGCGAGGTTCGCCGAGGTTGCAATAGGTTTCCCGGTGATTTTGGCGAGTCGGTAGGACATGCCATGGCCCACGAGGCCCTGCAGGTTGGTCGAGCGTTCGACGACCTCCTCGGTGACCTCGACGTTCCAGTTTTCGTGGAGTTGCAGGGTCATGCCGTTCCACGTGAGATAGGCGGGCCCTCCGGTAAATGCTGAGCGTAACATGATTTTTGGTTTCTAGGGTTGAGGTTGGTGGTTGGGGTTCTTGGTTCTTCGTTCTTGGTTCTTAGTTCTTGGTTGTTGGTTCGGATGCTTTCTGAGCTGCTTCTAGGTAATGAGACCAGCCCTGGGGTTCGAGCCCGGCGGCGCGATCCTGGAGGAGGAGCTCGTAGGCGGCGGCGGCGATTTGTTGTTCGCGTTGGACCGCTGCGGACATGGCAGCGGCCTGCTCGTCCACGGATGCCCGCAGGGCCTCGGCGGCGGCAGTGAGATCCGGCGCTGGGGCCGGGGCGGTTTTGGTTTTGGATGGGTTGCTCATAATGATTTCAGCGTTTCAGGTTTCCAGCTTTTTGCCCTTTCGCCTCAGTTCGTGGTGGGGCGGGGCATGATGATGATTTGGGTTTTGAAAATGCAGTCCCAGGCGGCGTAATCATCGTCTTCATCTTCCTCGGGGGATGATGGGATGATGTTGAGTTCGCGCATGGCGGTGGGTTGGATGACGCCGCACCAGGGGAATGGGGTTTTGTGATTCATCATCCATGCCATGACCCTGCAGGCGGTCTGCATGGCAGTTGCACCGCCTCGGGCGCTGTTGATGAGGACGTTCTCGGTGACTCGGATGCGGACCTCGACGGGGTCGAACTTCACGGTGCCGGATTGCCAGGCGGTGGGGGTGAGCTCGGGAATGAGCACCAGGATGAGGAGGCCGTCCCGGGCGAGGGATGTCTCGATCTCGCGTTGGAGATTGGCGACTTTGCGGGAGAGGATTTTCGCGCCGGAAAATTCGTGTTTGTTTTTGAGGAGGCCTACCAGGTATTCGCGGAGTTGCTCGGGTTCGCAGGGATTAGAGTCCATGGCTCTCTCCTCTCACGTTGCGGCGAGGGCGGCCGGCGAAGGTGGGACGGCCTGCGCTGGGTTGGTCGGGGCCGGGCTCGATGGGCTCCTCGATGTCGAATGCTCCGCGCGCGACTTGCTCGAGCAGCTTGACGGCGGCATCGGCGGCGTCTTTGCGTCCGGACTTGGGGGCCTTGCCGACGCGGCTCGGGATGCGCACGGCGATGATGTCGAGGGCGGGGGCGAGCAGCTTGGCGGGGATGGTGCCTGTGGGGCCGAGCAGGTTGATTTTATTCCCGCCGACATATCCGCGCACCATGTCGATGACTTGGGTGATGGTGGGGGCGACGGGATCGGCCTGGCCATCGGCCTTGGCGGTGGCACGAAAGGCGTCGAGCTCGGGGCCGCTGAGGACGGTGAGCAGGTCGTTTTCGGTGATGGTGATCCAGGCCATAGAGGAAAAGCTGAAAAGCTGGAATGGGGTGGGTGGGGAGCTTGGCGAGGTGTGGGTTCGGACCCCGCACCCGGATTGTAGAAAGGAGGAAAAACCAATCCGAGCGCGGGGCGTTTGAACCCACCCCTGGGCCAAATGGTTGAGGTTTATGCGTCGGTGACGTTGAGGCGGATCGCGGCGGGCGCGTTGGTGACTTTGGGGTCCACCTGCCAGTCGTATTTTGCCACCTCGACGCGGCCGTCGTCGCGGACATAGCTGCCGGGCACCATGAAGGCACCGCGCTTGACGAACGTCTTCATGAATGATGGATCGCGGCGAGTCGGGTTGCCCTTGCACGCGAAAACAATGATGTTGTCGTTGAGGACGAATTTGATGTCTTCGGCGATTCCTTCGGCGGCGTCATCATAGACGCTGTAGGTCGTGAGGACTTCGGGCTCGGTGATGAGCAGGCTGGAGAGCATGTCTGTGCTCACCTGCGGGTTGCTTGCTCCTTTGGCGTTCGACGTGAACTTGCCGGTGACTTTCGGGTGGTTCTTGAACTTCAAGAACGCGCCCGCTCCCATGAGCACGCGAATGCCCATGAGGCTGCCGTATTTGGCGCTCTTGAGCACGTCGAGGATGTGCCCGTCGAGAAGCTTGATGGGGTCGGTGCCGTCGGGAATAGCGAATGCGGTGCCGGAGCCGAGGGCGCTGAGGGCGAGATCGACCACGGTTTTCTCGTGACTCAGGGCGGAGACTTCGGCCACCATGTCGGCTCCTTCTTTGAGGAGGTCGATGAGCGTGCCCTCGTCTTCCATCTCCATTTGATCGACCGGGAAGTCGAGCGCGTGAGCGGCGAGGTTGTAGGTCTGGTCTTCGGCCGTGAAGCCGAGTTCCGTGGCGCGTCCGCCATTTGCCCTCAGCGTGCGGGGGATGCGGAAGCGGTTTTTCTCGTCATACTTTTTGTAGCGTCCGACGGTGCCGGAGACGGGCACGTTGGGAGCCAGGAATGTGGCGACTTTGAGTTTGCTGAGGGCGTCTTGGGCGGCTCCCTGGGCGTATTCGCGAATCTCGGGTTTCGCACTGAGTGCTGCGAGTTTGGTCATGATATTTTAGTTTCTAGTTGGTGTGTGGTGTGGTTGGTGAGTGGAGCGCGCGGCCTTAGTTGTTGATGACGATGGTCTCGCGGGAGATGGGGCGGACCAGGACGAGCTGGCCATCCACAAAGTTTTCCTCGGCGAGGGCGACGGTGTGGTAGGTGCCGTTTGCGGTGGGAATGGCGCGGACCTTGCCCGCATCGCTGCCTGCGATGGCGGCGAGGACCAGGACGTCGCCCCGGGAGCCGCTGCCTTTGGCCACGACGCGGTGGTTTTTCTCCGCCGTGAACGGGCGGACGGTGGCGTTTGCGCCGCTGGCAGCGCCTTCTTCGATGAGGTAGGGCGTGCGGTCGGCGATGTTGGCAGGGAGGTTGACTCCGGTGGACTGGATGGTCGCCAGGAGGCCTTCCTTGCCAGTGAGGTCGGCGGCGGCCTGCATGGGCAGGAGGCCGACTTGGGTATTGGACTGTGCGTTGAGTGACATGACGTTATTTTATGGTTGGTTGGTTTGGTTTTTGGTGTGGGTTCTCGGTTGATCGTTTTGGATCAGGAGATGGATTCGCCGCGCGAGATGCGGCCGTTGATTTCTTTCTCGGCGCGGGACCAGGCATCCGCGAATGACAGCGCGGCATTCTCTGCCTGGTATTTTTTGGCCAGGCTGGAAATGGCGGTGGCGATGGTGCTCTCATCTGGCGCACCTGCGTCTTGGTCCTTGGCAGGATCGTGCATGGGTGCGGGTGGCTGGTCCGTTGGGTCTGTGGTGGCCGGGCTGGCTGGCTGCATGTTTTTGAGTAGGGCCTCGCCGGCGGGGCGGTTGGTTGCCAGGAGATCGCGGATCGCGGCGCGGGCGGTGTCGTCGGTGAGGAGATCGGCGTAGGGGGCCAGGAGGGCGTCAATTTCTTTCTCGGCCTCCCCGGCTTTCGCTGCTTCGATCTCAGCGACAGCGGTGTCGTATTTTGCCTGGAGCTCGGTGAGCTGGCTTTGGAGCGTGGTGACGGTCTCGGCGGCGGCGGCGGCATCCTGCCCGGCCTGGATGGCCGTGGTGAGTGCCTCGCGGATTTGCTCGTCAGTGACGGCGTCCTGGCCCTCCGCCGGGGTGAGCCCGAGCGTGGTGATAAGGAAGGTTCTGAGATCTGCGGCGGGAGCGGGCGAGGTTTCGCCTTCTGCATTCGCGGCAGCGGGTGGGTTGGTGGTGTTGGTGATTTCCATAGGTGGTGCTTGATGCAGCCCACAGGAAATCAGCTATTGCGAAACCGCTGTAGAGTGGACCCGCTGGACCAGTCGGATTCGACAGGTTTTTTCCCTGGCGAGGAGTCTCGCAGGGATTTGTGGAGGTTATTTTGCGCGGGGTGCGGGGTCAAGCAGAATCACGAGCTGGCCGCGAGTTGGCGTGCCAGGAATCTGCGGCCACGGTTGAGGAGGGATCCGGCGAGTTTGTCATCATCGGGTAATGCATCGGCATCGCGCTGCATGGTGACGGATTTCGCGAGGGCGTAAATGGGCACGGTCTCGCCGCCGATGTCGGCCATAAGCAGGTTGTTGCCTTTTTTGCTCGTAATCCGGAACAGCTTGGTTCCGACCTCGTTTTCAAATGTCTTGGCCCGGCGTCCATAGGCCAATTCGTGGAGCGGGATGGTTACGGCACTGGCATTTTTCGCGACGATCTTCGCGCCAAAAACTTTTGCGCGGATCGCTTCGTGAGTGATGCGGACGCTTGCGCCGTCGGCATCGGTGGTGGCTTGCTGGACGGAGTCCTTGACCTGCCTCCAAAAGTTCTGGCGTTTCCAACCGCGTTTGTTGGGATTTTCGCGTTGACGGCGCAAAAAATGTTTTTCGAGGTCGAGCTTGAGCTGTGCGCCCAGGACTCTGTGCAGATCCTCGGGACGGGCCACCTGGGCGGCAATGCGAGCCAGATCGCGGAGAATTTCCTTGTCGCCGGTGATGGTAATTGCGGAGCTCACGACATTAATCCTAACCCGGTCTGTTTATTTCACTGTTCGGCACATCAAAAAGCGTCCTTTCGTTGCGCCATGTCTCGATTGCCACCGAGACGGCACCGGAGCCAGGGAACAAGTCGTCTATGGTGTCATGCTTTTCGGCGTTGAGCACGTCGAGGAGCCAGCGCACCACGCCTTCCGGCTTGGCTCCACAGAACCCCCGCTTGAGAGTGATGTTGCAGGCGTGCCAGTCGCGCACCGTGAGTTGTTGTCGAGTCCGCCGACGCCCGCCGCGAACGATGATCGGCTCCCATGCATAGGCCACTCCCACCCCAGGCTTGAACGACGCGAAGGGCTTTACCCATGCCATGACTCGCGCATCGTCTGGGCATAGCGGCAGGATATGGCGCAGTGCAGGCGAGTGCAGACTCATTGCCCATCCATCATATTCAGCGTTCATCCGCTCGATCAGTGCCGCGTGCGTTTCCAGCTTGTCGTAGTCTCCGGCGTCAGGGTGCAGGTGGCCGTAGAATTTTGCTGCCAGCCCATAGTAGGGAGGATCGGCATAGGCAAAGCGCAAAGATGCCGAACAAGGCGGTGGACACGAATGCCTACCCGCGTCGGCTTCCAGCGTGAAATCAGCATCTATTGCGCGGGTAGTCATCGGTCACCTTGGTCGTAGGGGGAAAAAAACGAAAAAAAGTGTAAAAAGGTGTTGCGCCCTACACTTTTTTTTGTAGACTGAGGTATGCACATTGAGATGACTAACCCCGCCAACCTGACCCGCACCGAACTGGAGCAGGAATCCTGCAAGATCGCCGCAATCGCTGCGGCCTACGGCCCCGACGAGTCCGAAATCTACTGGGATGAGCAGCCAGCCATCATCGCCGACGCTGCCGGCAACATCCTCGACGGCCATCATCGCCACGCTGCGTTTTTGAGCCTGGGATACTCTGCCGTGAGGGTGCTGTTTGTGGACGACGACTTCGCGCAGATGGCCGACGAGATTGGATTGCAGGCGGCGGTTAGAGAGGTCGCAAACGAGATAGGATGCCCATATACATGGGCATCCGCCTAACACCAAACCCCTAACACCATGACAATCACCTGCAACCACCCCGCCAGCTGCTACGGCATCCCGGTCATCCTCTCGGATGGCGGGGAGGTCATGGACTACGCGCCCGGCCTCACCGCCGCCCTCAATCGGATCGGGTGGACGAGGGAGCAAGCCGCCGTCGAGTCGGGCTACAAGTCCGCCCGGTCCATCGAAAAATTTTGGCAGGGGTGCCCGCCCTCCGCCCGTCTCCTCAACAGGCTCAGCGTCGAGCTCCAAAAGCACCCCTAAAAATGCGATCGAGGCAACGGCGGACTCGTCTGCTGGTTGATTTGGGGTCATGGGAGGCGTGCCTCAGCAAGGGCGTTATGCTGAAAAAGATCGCCTCGCGAGAGTTCACGCTCGATCCGCTCTACGGCGGTCTTGAAGTGCTTCGGGTCCAGCTCGCAACCGACGAATTTCCGACCCGTCCGAAGGGCAGCGACTCCGGTTGATCCACTTCCCATGTAGGGGTCGAATACAGTTTTCCCGATTCCGACACGGGCGGCTTCCAAGCACCACAGCATCAGTTCAACGGGCTTTTGCGATGGATGGCAGCGCTTGGAATTGTTGGCGTTATCCTCCCCTTTTCTAAGCAACCCCATCCAGAGATGATGATAGATTGATCGAGGTGTTTTTCGCGTTGTCCACGCGAACTCAGCATCCGTGAATGAAGAGTGTGGACCCATCCCGCAAGCTTTGTCCCAGCACAGCCAGTTCCCAGGCGGGAGCTTGTCCGAGAAATGATTTGCACCCCAGATGATTATCGGCATCTTTCCACCGGCTCCGCCGCGCTTGCTTTCGTCTTTCTCATACTTTTCCAACATCGGGCGGGGATCGAAGGCATGCTTGTCGCCCATGATCTTGTCGATGCTCCTGTTGAGGTGTGCGAGTTTTCCCCCGCCGGAATGCTGGTAGTCGATCCCATACGGTGGATCGGTAATGATCGCGTGGATTTCACCGACGGCGTGCCGCATTTCCAGACAATTTCCAAGGTAGAGCCGCGCCCGCCCGCAAGAAGAAGCATAACAAGGCGGCGATGTCGTTTCAGTATTCATGATTTTTTCTCGCCCTCGGGCTGGCATACCTCATCGTTGGAGATCATTTCCGCCATTTGGCTGAGCCGTCTGGGGTGATGATGATCTGGTCGCCGAAAACGTCCGCGAGGGCGTCGCGCATGCCGGGGATTTCCAGCTCCTTTTTGAGGCCAGCTTCGAGTTGATCTTCTTCTTGGGCCAGGCTGGGCTGCATGACGACGCCGGGCTCGATGAGGCCGAGGGCCTCGGCCTCGTCGCGGTCGATGTCGATGAGACCCATGCCGGAATTGTAATCAAATGGGGGGTAGGGTGTGCCGAAGCGGGAGATGGCGGTCCAGATGGGATCGGTCTTGAGGGCGACCATGCGCCCGCCGTCGAGGAGCTCCCCGCCGGCAGCGGTCCAGCGGGCCTGCCAATCGCGGGGGACGGCGGAGTCCACCTCTCTGATTAACTCCTGCGCAGGAAACTCGTTGAGAATGGCCGGGTCCTGGCCGGAGATGTGCTTGGCTTTGTTTTGGGCGCGGCTGAGCTGCATCTCTCGGATGAGCTGGAGACGGCGCTCGCTTCCGATGTCCTGGAGGGTGCCGATTTTGCCGGGATCGGAGGGGCGGAGGCCGAGCCGGTCAACCATGGCCTGCATGTCTGCGATCCATTTGCTGCGATCGGTGGCGAGGGTGCCATTTTCCCGCCGGGTCTGCTCGAGGAGGTCAATGAGCCCGCGCTGCATCTCCCCGAGGGCGCGGACGCTCTCGATGCGGGCCGAGAAAAACGCCTCTTCGCGGAGCTGGGCGGCTACGTCGGCCCACTCGGCGGAGTTGAGCACGCTGCCGATGGGAGTTTTGTTTCCCAGGCGTGCGGCAATCTCGGGCAATGTGCCGGTCAAAATGGCTGGGAGAATGGATTTTGGCGTCATGGGTGGAAAATGCGATGATGAGCTGCTGTGGACATGCCTTGCAGCGGGCCGTGGCATGGTTGCAGCGGGGTTTTTCGGAAAAATGCGTGTGCGGACACCCCCCAAAGCGAATTTCGGCGTTTTAGGGCGTTTTTCATGGGGTCAGCATTTCAGCGTTTCAACATTTCAGCGTTTCAGCTTTTTCTTTTGAGGCGGAGGGACTCGGAGAGCCCGGCGAGAGCGCCCTGTGTGGCGTCGCGTTCCAGGAGATTTGCCAGGGCGTCGATATTTAGTTGGCCGAGGAGCTCGGGGATGCGGTCGATGGCCTCCTGGAGTTTCGCCTGGATGGTTTCGAGCGGGGTGGAGGGATCGGCCAGGAGCTGCTCGATCTCGGCGAGGATCGGGGCGGCGGGGGCGAGCCATTGCTCCTCGATGCCGAGATCCTGCGCCACCGCGCGGGGGAGTTCCGGCGCGATGGCATTGGCTGCGGGCGTGGCGTCGGTGGCCGTCGCCGGTGATGTGGCCGCAGGGGCCGGGGCAGGCTCCGACGAGGGCACGGGAGCGAGCTCGATCTTGTAGCCGGATTTCTCGGCGATGTCCTCGGGATCGATCTGGAGCCCGGATTCCTTGGCGGTCTTGGCATCCAGGAGCACGGTGCTCGGGTCGCGCTCGCGCTGGGGTTTCTCGTATTCAAAATACGCCAGGCGTTCCTGCCCTGGGAAATTGCGGTCGAGCCAGGGTTGGCACAGGCCCCGGTAGAATGCATCGCTGACTTGGCCGCAGATGTCCGCTGCGATGTCGAGCCACGTATCATCGTGGGATTCGGATGGCCCTTTGCCGATGCCGGTATTTCCATCCAGGGTGGTGAGGATGCCGCCGGTCCCGGCAAGAACAATCTCCTCGCGGTAGTAGCGCAGGCGTTCCGTGAAAACACTCTCGCCGGAGGTGCCAGGGGTCACTGTGTGGACCTTCGCGCCATGCGGGAGGCTGCCGCGTCCATCACTGACGATGGCCTCGGCGGTGGCCTGGTATTCGTCCTCGCGGCCCCGGGGGACGTTGGGCGGCTGCTCGACAAAAATAGGGGGCACGGCGTAGGTGTCGCAGAATTGATCCCAGTCGGCATCCGTGGTGCTCATCTTGAGATGGGCGATGGCGAAAATCTGGCAGGCGGGGTCTTCCACGTCGCGCCAGATCCAATGCTCTGCCGGGATCGGTGTGCCGATGTTATTATCCCGCGCATCCGCATCGTAGGCCCATGGCGCAAACAGGCCGCGCCGCCGGAGGTGCCACTGCGGGACGATGCGCAGCTCGCGGACTGCCCAGGGGTCATCGGCATCGCGAGCATAGATTTTCTCGACGTGGGCAAATCCGAAAAGGTCCGCCATGGCGAGGTGAATGGCGGCTTGGCGGAGATTGTCGATATTATCAAACACCGCGCGCAGGCCCTCCTGCTGCCGCTCTGCAAGGGCCTTGCGGTCGCCCTGCAGGTCGGTGGGGATCTTGATATTCCAGTCGAGGCGACCGATGGCTCCGGTGAGTTTCCGGCGGACGGCCCGCGCGGTGCCGTTGCGCTGCAGGATGAGGCGGTAGAGCCACATAAGATTCCGGTAGTATCCCTCCTCGCCGCGCTCGATCATGTTGATGAGGCCGGGCAGGTCGAGACCGCGCAGCGGATTGTAGCCGGAGAGGGTGTCAGTTTTCATAGTTCAAAAAATCAGCCGAGGCAGGCACGGCGGGTGCGGGCATAGCGGGTACGGGAGCTGCGGATTGTCTCCGCTGCCCGGCGGTTGAGCGTTTCAAGCACCTTGGTGAAACGGTAGAAGGCTCCGGCCTCGCCTTCGGTATTCCCGGCACGCACCGCAAGGGCCATGGCCCAGAATCGGTCTGCATGCCCCTTGCCGTCTCGACTCGCCGCGATGCTGACCCGCCCGCCGGGACTCGTGATCTTCTCGGGCTTGCGTAGATCGTCGCGCAGATCCGGATCGTCCATGATCGTGATTTGTCTGTCTTCAAAGACTCCCAGCAAATCCGCCGCCATGATCTCCGTGACCCGTGCGGTCGGAGATTTGCGCCCCTCCGTGCGGATGCGGTCGCTGACTGGCTCGGTTGTCCCGAAGTCCACTCCACCGATGGCCTGCGGCCCGTAGAGATCCTCCAGGTCCTCAAACACCTTGAGACCAAGTCCGGTCATGTCGATTTCCATCCGCCGGAACCTTGGCATCTCGCACAGCACTTGCGCCTGGCGCATTTGCTCCGGAGTCCGGATGTCTTCCATGATCAGCTCTGCAATCTGCCGCCGCTCGCTACCGACCCGCTCCAGCACAGTGATGACGGACAAGTCCCGCCGCCTGGCCACATCGTAGCCAGCTTCCAACGGACCCTCGGCACGGAAGAGCCTTTGGATCGTCGAGATGCTCCACTCTTGCCGATCTGCAACCAGGCCATCGATCCTTTGGGCCGCGCTGATGAGCTCGTGAGTAAGAAGCGGCATATTCTCATCCTCAAACGTGCATTCATAGTTTTGATCATAGGCCCGCTTATCGCTGGCCTCCGCCCGTGCTTCCTCGGGAGTGATTTCTTTGCCGGTGACGGCACTGTAGATTTTGAGTTCGCCTTGTCGCCATGCATCCGACCGGCGCACGCGATAGTAAGGAATTCGTCGCTCGCTGATGAGCTGGTAAAACATGTTGAGCCTGCCATTTCCCGTGCTCGCAATGCGGCAAAGGAAATCGGGGTTGCTCGAAATAATCGGCTCCGCTGCCCCCCAGATGGCGCTAGAATCCTCGTGGAATGCAAACTCATCCAAGATGAGAT